TAAACCAATTGTTCCTAGTTTAGGGGGTGATTCAACTCCCCACCGATTTAATTCTTCAAAAAAGATACTATAGTCTTTTCTTTTTAATCTTCGATACCAATCACGCTTTCCTTTTGGAACAGTAAAACCATAATGACCTAATACTGTACGAACCAAAGACAAACAATCACCAGTTCCATGCTTAACAGGATCAGACCCTAAACGATATTCAAGTCCTATTAATTCGTAAGGCTTCAAAGATTTTGTAATTGACCTGTTAAAGGAAGATGAGCACACCTTTTCTTGGTCAAAGTTTGCTGCGGAGCATTAGCACCAACAGCATCAATAGCAGAACTTAATAACAGTTCAATTGATTCTGGATCGTATCTCATGCCAGCAGCTAACCAATATTCACCAGTTAATCTGCCTCCATTTTTGGCAGCAGTATCTTTATTAAAATCAGTGGTCATTAAAAAAGTTTCAACCTGTATATAATATTTTTTCTCTACAAAATCTTTAACATAAGACATACTCAAAGGATTATTAGCAAGAACAATTGAAGCTTCTAAATTATCTCCTGATCTATTCATTGCAGCTCCTTGATAAATAAAAGACAAGAAAGAGTGTCCGTCTACAGCAGTATGTTTCCCGTTTTGGAATTTATGTTCTACTGTTCCATCTTTTTTCTTGACGGTAACAAAAGCAGTTAAGGCAACAACAGTCATTACATTCCTAACCTCGATCTAGCACTTCTACTATTCCTTAGTGTAGATAAAGTTCTATTTTCTCCAGCTCTAGCACCTCTTGATGTAGCAGTTGCAATAATTTGTCCTACAGCAGACTTAGGAACAAACTCTTCAGAGTTGAAGTTTAATATAGGCCCAGAGTAATTAACAGTCGTAGATCCTCCTGCACCTCCACCTGCATAAGACGAACCAGTACCAGGAATTACAGCTTCACCTCTAGCACCTGCTGAATAGCGTTGCATGCTTGCAGCCATCTTTGATGCAGGAATGATGTATTCGTCCTCTCCAGCCTCTCCTACAAGTCCTAGAGTCGGTTTGGTTGCATAACCTCCTGAAGCAAAAGGTTTTAAACCTCCAGACCAATAACCTCCTTCTGCTCCAATAACAGTCTGTAATCCTCCATTCATTATCTTATCCATGTCAGAATAAGATCTTCCAGCATCTAAAGCTGCACCAGAAATATCAGCATTAGGCCCAATAGCAGATGCAGGATTAAAACTTGATGCAAACGCATTAGCAAACATACCAACAATTTTTGCTCTTATTTGTGCTGCAAGTATGTCTGCTGCCATTTTTGCAAAACTATCTGCTGTTTGTCTAAAGAAGTTAGCTAATGCTTGTTGAGCACTCATTGATCCAGTAATTATTCCTTGGAATGAACTACTAAAGGCGTTTCCTATCGCTGTTGCTGCACTAATTAATTGATTTACAGGATCTAAAAGTTTTGCAAGTTCATCTTCTGGCCCTTTTAATTTTGCAATTTTTTCAAATTCTTTATTAAGTTCTTTTGTTGTTTTTAATAATTCTCTCGCTTTTTCATCTGAATCGGCAAAACTATCTATTAATTTTTGCACTCTTTCGTCTGCTTTTATTTCTGCAAAACTTTTTTCTAAAAGGTTTACTTTTCCTTCTTTAACAACATCACCAAGTATTTCAAATCCTTTTCTCATTTGAGCCAATCTATCTTCAGTTGTAATTTTTTTTGCGTTGTCAATTTGTTTAGATCTTTCTACTGCTGATATTTCTTTTACAAGTGTTAATTGAGCTTCATAAGCTCCTTTTTGTTTAAGAACTTCTAACGTTTCTTTTGCTTTTTCAATTCCTATGGTTGTCGATAAAGTTTTAATTCCTTCTAATGTTGATTTGTTATCTTTTAATGCAGCTAATGTATCGAAAGTTTGCTGATTTCCAAAAGTTTTTGTTAAAGCTATTCTTGAGACAGCATCAAATTGAGCAAATGCTCCAGCAGCTTGTAATGCTTCTTCCTTTGTAATACCAAAGTTTTGTGCTAACTCTTTAATATCTTTTGCTGCGAATTTAGAAACACCACCAGTGGCTTCAATAGAAATATTTAATTTATCAATTGCTTTTTGAAAATCTTTAGCTTCTTGTACTTTTTGTCCAATAACTGTACCAACAAGAGACAATCCAAATCCCAATCCACCTCCTAACGCACCACCAAGAGCACCACCTAAACCACCACCAATAGAAGCAGCTCCTCCCTGTCCAAATAAAGCAGGAAACGCTCCACCAATCAAGGCACTACTACCTGCTCCTCTTATACGACCACCTATTCCTCCTCTACTTGCAAATACTCCTCGAGGATTAGCGTTTTTACCAAAACCTAAATTATTAGCCATAACTCCTGCACGTTGACCAAAAGTAGGTGCAACTGGCCCAATAGGAGCACCATATTGACTCAATCCTGCCATTGCTTGCTGACTTGCAAGAAGAGCAGCAGTTTTACCTGTATGTTTATTAATTTTGGCTAAATGTTTTGTATGTCTAGCAATAGATTTTTGCGTTGCATTATCAAACTGCCCCATATAAGGATTTGATTGCAAAGCATAATGTTGAGTAGGATGTATTGGCCCAATTCTTCCTGCTCCATATCTAGGTGTAGGTGTTGCTATTTGGTAAGGATTGTACTCGCCTATGCCTTGGCTAAAATCACCAAACCCTGTTCCTGATCTACCTGCTTGGCTTCTTAATGTGTTACGAAGTAGAGTCGCAGGTAAACTTTTTTGTTGAGCTAATGCGGTGTTTTTAGCTAATGCAAAAGCCGTATTTTGCATCTTTATACCCAACACCATTTTATTTAAAAAATTCTCAGCTTTATTTGCATTGTTATCTAATATCGTTCCTAAGCTTGTAAGATTTGTTCTTGCTGCAACACCAAGATTCTTAACATTTACAATTAATGCTCCTAGTCCTGAAACCAATCCAACAATATCTTTGCCTCCTTTACTAAGAATTTCAAGAAAAGTACGAGTATCTTGAAAACTTCTTTTTACTACATAAGGAACTTTAGATATTTCATCTATTAATCCTTTAAATGGTTGGAGAGTAATTCCTTTCCCTATTGTCTTAAAACGATTACCAACCAGATCCAATGCCGCTCCACCTTCTCTTTTTAAACCTTTAAGTCTTCCTGTTAAGGCTTCAATACTATCTGTTGTTGTAAGAACTCCTTTGGAAGCTTTTTTAGCTCCTTGTTCTAAATTATTTAAACCTGATTTACTTATTTTTTTAAAAGTAGTATCTAATTTATTAATGCTTGTGACTAATTTTTTATTAACTAGAATTAACTTATTTAATTTTGTAGATAAATTATCTAACGCTCTAACATTTTTTATAGCAATTTCTATTTGAGCCTGTGCCGATGCCACAACTTTCCTCCTAACTCATTCCATATTACCTACGTCTTCGAGCTTTTTGCATTTCTTTCTCTTGATCTTCGTTTAACACTTGAAAATAAGCTGACCACCCAATAATCTCCTCTACCGTCATTTGCCGTATCTCAGTTAAAGACTTACCTAACTCTTTTGCTATCCCAAACTGAAGCATTAATAAATTATCTTTCCTTAGCTCTTCGCTTAATCCTTTGGGTCTAAAGCATCCTCGTCATCTGTTAAAACTGCCAACATCAACTTTTGTAGATCAGCATCTTTTACTTCATTCTTTAAAACATCTATCTCTCCCATTTGAAATAACCTTGTTCCACTTTCGTCTTGTGCCTTAGAAATCAACAGTCTTAACGCAAACTCATTTGCATCATCAGATTTAGCTCCTCTTTGTGCTCTTTCTCTTTCTGCCATTGTTAGTGGTGCGACCCACATCTCAAAAATAGATCCATCAGAAAGTTCTACTTCTTTTTTTGTAGCTTCTAAATTTGCTGCTTTCTTTAAACGATCTATCGCTCTCATAAATGATTTCGATGTCTTAGGACTAGATGTCATGATAAAAATTTATACGATTTTATTCTAACCTAATAAACAAGAAAAAACCCTGCACAAGGCAGGGCTTATAAAACATTCCAGTTCCGTTCTTGTTATGAACGACTAAAATCGAATGTTGGAACGCCAGCAGGACGGAAATTAACTGTTACTGCTTGTGCATCATCAGGAGTAACAGCTAAAGAAGCAGAAGTTAATGTTGCATCAAAGCTAATAAAACGACTAAGAGTGTCACTTACAGTTCCACCACTATATACACGGTCTGTATAAAGCTTAAATCCTGCCCCAACCTGTTGACGCTGAAGAACATCTTCAATCATGCGGTTAGAAAGAGAAGCATCTTCGTTTGTCATGTAAGCAGTTGCACTACCTGAACCATCGCCAAATCCAGCAATGTACTTTCTAAATGGAACGTACTGACCAGGATCACCACCAATAGTGGTTACATCAATTTCAGCTCTTTCAATTTCAAAAGACCACTCGCTGACTTGACTAACATTTTCAAATGCAGCATAAGCAACTTGAAACTCATTAGGAGCTGCGGCTGTTCCAACGTCAGTTAAATCAACAGCAGAACCACCAGCAGTTGCAGATACTTTTAATGCTCCTGTTGTTGCTGTATAAAGAATAACGTAATAAGTCGTACCAGCACTTAATCCAGCAGGTAAAGTTCCTGTTCCTGATCCACCTGTAGAAGAATCAATCACACTAAACTTAACTGGATCTCCAACTTTAAGATTCAAGTAGGTCTCAACAACTATTGTTTCAGTACCAATAGTTACATCACCAGTACCAAAAGTTCCTGTTGTTCCTGCTGGAGTGTAGTAGAGAGCACCTGATGTGCCAGATAAACATGTAACGGCCATGAGGCTGCTGTAGATATTTACATATAGATTAGCGTGTTATTACTTAACTTAAAACTGTTGCGACAAATGAAGTGTCAATCGTACTCATAAACAAAGGCGAATCTTCAGTTGTAGAGAAACTTGGGCCTTCTATTATTCCAATTTTAAGATAAGTTCCTGTCGTACCTTTTGTCCCATTATTCAAAGTTTCTAAGACATCAACAGCAGTATTTACTAAAACTTGATTTCTTGCTGGCCCTTTTCCTTTTTCAGTAAAAACCCTAATAATTATTGCTCCTTGAGCGTTATCAACACTAGAACTTAACGTGGGTTCATTTGTTATTCCAAAAGTTACATTTACCCTTACATATTCAGTCGTGCTATTAGCTGGTGCAGCCGTGATATTGTCAAAGAACACAGGAACCGCAGGATCTAACGCTCCAAAAGCAGTTAATAATGGGTTTTCTACTTGTGCTCGAATAGATTGATAATTCATGCTTTGAATCCAGTCCTAATACCACGAACCATAGCTTTTTTCATTGCACCTCCTTTGAGATAAGTCCTATACCAATCTAACTCTGCTGTAATTCTTGAGTTACCTGCAATCTTTTTCCCTTGTCTAGGAGCACCACCACTTATATCTCCTCTTAAAGTTGTTCTACTTGTATCTCTTGTTCCTTTTTTAACAACTTTTCCCTTTGGATCTTTTCTCTTATCTCGTCTAGGAAAATTAGGAGGAGTAAACTTTCCTTCTTCAAGATCTAAAGCGTATGGTGCATAAGGCTGTATATTTTCTAATTTAAACTTTTTAACTCTTCTCATTTCAGCAAGAGTTGTTGATAAATTCGGAACATCATTAATTGTGTAAGGATAAGTTCCACCAGCCCAACCAGAAGCACCTTTACCAATAGGAACAGCTATCCAACTATCTTTAAATGTTCCATCCCACTCTGGTCCTTTTTCCGCTAAATCGTTCATTACTTCTACAGCAGTATGCCTTGCTAATTCATTTACAGTTTCCAAAAGATCACGACTCATCTTTTTAAGCTGTTTTCCTGTCGATACCATTACTGCGGCCTCACTATTAATGTATGAAATATAGGTTTATCTCCTCTTTTTGTTTGAACATTAATAATTTTCCCTTCCTTAGTAGCTCCTGCTTGTGAATATTGAACACGATCTGCCTCGGTAGGATAATAATCTCCTAATTCATTCGCTCCAATAACAACTTTTAAATCAGTCGTCTGATATAACCCTTCATCTTCACTTGAACTAATATTCAAAATTACTCCTTTTATACTTACATTTGTATCCGACCCAGTAACAGCTCCCGTTGTCGGGTTATATGTTCTTGGAGTTGTACTTTTAACAAAAGTTAATGTCTGCCCCCATGTACTAAGAATACTTGCTGGTACTTTTCCAAATACATCATCAATTTTTGCCATAATTAACCTCTCACCACCCGAACTTGATGGCCGCCAGCTCCACCAAGACAATAAGCACCAAGATAGGACTGAAGCCAAGGATACACGTCAAAAACATTGTTCACATTGCCAGTAGCAAGACTAGCTTCGTTGTATTTAACCTTTAAATCACCCATTTCGACTTCTTTTGCAACACCTTCTGTACCAGTATTTCCAGTCATCGCATCCGTATCATTCGCTAACGCTCTTGCTAGTTCATACTGTGCATACTTGATTTTTGCAGGAATTGACGTACAAACAAGCTCTACATCATCAACTTGAAAGTTATTTCTAGGCCATTTTAATGCTTGGCCTTGATCACATCTATCGCCGTAATAATTAAAGCTGTCAATCCAACGACATGCAGAAATTAATGCCCGATTTTTTTGATCATCTGTTTTATTTGTCCACGTTGAATCATCAGGAGAAGTTTCAAAATAACTATTGGCTTCTGCCAAAGTAACATAACTGTTAGAACTTTCACCTTTCAAGGTGGCGTGAATAGTTGCTGCCACGCTTATCTCTCAAACATTGCTTTTATTCTAGCGTCATAAAAAACCCCCACCAAAGAAATGATGAGGGTTTTCTATATGGTAAGTGAGAAAAGAGGGACACGCTGATCCTTGTCTCAATTCTCGTGGGTGATTGTTGGACGGGACACTGACCGTTAATTCCAACGCTCTCACTAACTACTATAGATCAAATAGTAGAAGTATCAAGTGGTGTGTTAACTGTGATCTGAACAGCAGGGATCAAATCGATGTCATAGGTAGCACTCCAGTTACCAGCAGTCGCTAGATCGCTGTTGTTTGGATTGTCACCAGCAGCTCCCCACTTAGTACCCATTACGTGATACGCAGTGTGGTAGTCAACAGAAAGTACATCCTGTTTCGATAAGATGTTCCTATCTGCTTCAATTCTGAGATCCTGCTGAACACCTTCCATAATTGTGCCGCCTTTAATCAAGTAGCAGTAGTACTCGGTGACATGACCTGAAGTACCAGGAGCAACTGTATTAACAGCTTCATCAATAATGACGCTACAACCAGCGAACTGACCAACTTCTCTGGCTCCAACGCCAACTCCACCGCCACCCCACTGGATACCTGTTCCAGTTGAAAGTGCAGAAGTAGAGAATGTCAACATTCCTACCTGATACAAGTAGTAAGCAACATTAGGGTGAACAATTAGAAGATTTGGCTCTTCGCCTCTTTCTCCTAGCTTTGCTCTAGCTTGTGAAACTGTAGAAGCAGTTAGATAGTTAGCTTCAGCAGCACCAGAAGATGCAGCTTTTGCAACGTCAAGTGCATTGCCGCTAAGAGCAGTACCGAATAAACCAGCAAGTTGTGAGAACAAACGAGCATTGTTCAACTTGTTGATTGCATCAGCTAACTGATTACGGATTGCAAGCATTGGATCTTCACCAGCAGCAAGCATTGCAACATCATCAACCGCATAGGCAAAACCTCTGTGGCAGATAGATGCAATCTGTGTTGCAGTTCCGATCTTTTGTGGAGTCAAATATCCAGCAGAACTTGTTCCCCAAGTCGCTGTTCCACTCATGATCTCTTCTGTTGGAGATACAGGGTTGAACTCAGGAACTTGGATACGTGTACCGCCTTCTTTTGCATCAAGGAAACTGTTTCTTGTAACAGCACCACTCTTTACAAATTGACTACGCTCTTTAATTGCCTCTTGTACATAACGAGACAAATTATTTCTCTTTACGATGTCTGCTAAAAGGACACCGCCAGAGTAATTCTGAAATGGGGCTGCCATTTCTTCCTCCTAAGAATTACGGTTTACTTGCCTAAGTCACGGACTTAGAAATAACACTCTCAAATCACGGATCTTTAAGTGTTACTGAGATGCCTCTTTTTGCAGCACGGCTGCTAAATCAGGGTCTTGATTAGATAATATCATTTGTTGCGTGAGATTGCCCGTCTTCCAAGGGTTCTCTTGCCCTGGGGCAACGTTAGATGCAGGACTAGGTTTTGCACCCATGCCAGCAGCACTACTTGCCTTGAAATGATGCTCCCATCCACTACCAGGATTCTTTAAGTTATTAATATACGTTCCTAAATCTTGTTCAACGCCACCATTTAAAATAACAGTCCGACCATCACTACTTTTTTGCAATTTATCTTGCAATAAAGCAAGAGTTTGATCTGCACTAATTGCCCCTGCATTACTTAACGCAGATAAAGCAGTATTTCTAGTAGCAGCGTTCTCAGTAGAACGTTTTAACTCATCAATTTGTGTTTTTAAAGCACCAATCTCTTTATCTTTTTCTTGTGCTGTTTTGTTAGCGTCTTCCCAAAGAGGTTTATACATTCCTTGGTCTTCTAACGCTTTTTTTCGGTCATCATAATATTGACCTATTTTACTTTTAGCGTTCTGAAACGCTTTTTCCTTTTCTTGTACTTCTTGATCTTTACGAGCAAGCTGTTCTTTTAAAGCTTCAAATTCAGCTAAAGGAACAGTAGGAACTTCGGGAGTTTTTGGAGTTTCAGAAGCAGCCACGGGCTGTTCTTCAGAAGTCACGGACTCCTGCTGAATTACTCTTTCTTCCATATTTATTCAGTAATAGCAGTTTTAGATTCGGTTTTTGGTGCTGCTTTAGCCTTTGGAGCTGGAGTTGAAGCTGGTTTTGGCGAAGAAGCAGGAGGATTGATTTCCTCAAACCTCATTTTTTCGATTGGCATGAAAAATAATGCACTTATCTAATATTCTAGTCTATTAATTATTCTGGGCTTCATTTGCTGTAGGTAGAACCTCACCTTGAACCAAAATATCTCTAAATTCTTCTCTATCAATCACGTTTTGATCAAACAAGGAAGTTAAAGCTGTTATATCTTGTCCTATTA